AAGACTGAAATGACCGAATCATTCCTTCTTGGAATGAAGGGTCTTTTTGAAGATCATTATGTATCCATCCCTGAAGAGAGATATGATGTAGTCGAGAGTATGGTAGATAAACTAGATGAAATGGAAGAAAAACTCAACGAGCAAATTCAAAGAAATGTTGCTCTGAATAGGAGATTAGCAGAGTCAGTTACCGATGTAATCTTTGGTGAAGTATCTGAAGGTCTTGCACTTTCGCAAAAAGATAAACTCGCTTCTCTTGCCGAAAATGTTGAGTTTGATAGTGAAGATAGCTATCGTGAGAAACTAGTAACACTGAGAGATTCTTATTTCCCAAGAACAACTAGTGCTCAAAGAAACACTGTTGACAATCTTGCTGAAGAAGTTAATTACGCAAATGATGAAGCTGTTTCAGCTTCTATGGCTCGTTATCTTCAGACACTTGATAGAGTTTCTAAAAAGTGATTTTTAAATCATAGAAAATCAAACTAACTAAAACACATTTTAACAGAGGTAAGAAAAATGCAAGGCCTAAACGCCGAATATTTACAAGAGAAGTGGGCGCCACTCCTTGATTATCAAGGAATGGATTCCATCAGAGATTCACATCGCAGAATGGTAACCGCTGTTCTCTTAGAGAATCAAGAAAGATCTATTCGTGAAGAGCGTGAGTTCCTTTACGAATCTCCAACTAACTCAGCAAACGCTTCTGGAGCTACTGGTGGCTTCGGTGGTGGTGCTAGTGCTGCAGGTCCTGTAGCCGGTTTCGATCCCGTTCTGATCTCCTTGATCAGACGCTCCATGCCCAATCTGGTTGCTTATGATCTCGCTGGCGTTCAGCCAATGAGTGGTCCTACCGGACTGATCTTCGCAATGCGTTCACGTTATACCAACCAGTCAGGAACTGAAGCACTATTCAACGAAGCAGATTCAGCATTCTCTGGAATGGGAACTGGATTTACTCAAACTGTTGGATTTGCTAACACTGCAGTTGGTCTTGGAACTACTGCTCAGTCAGGAACAAACCCAGGTCTTCTTAACCCATCCACCAATGCTACCCAAACTGCCTACAACGTAGGTGATGGCATGTATACTGGCGATGCTGAGAACCTTGGCGTTGCTGGTGGTTCACAGTTCAACGAAATGGCATTCTCCATCGAGAAAGTCACCGTTACTGCAAGATCACGCGCTCTGAAAGCTGAGTACTCGTTAGAACTCGCACAAGATCTCAAGGCAATTCATGGTTTGAATGCTGAAGCGGAATTGGCAAATATTCTCTCAACAGAGATTCTTGCTGAAATTAACCGTGAAGTCATTAGAACCATCTATAAGGTTGCTGAATCAGGTGCTCAGGCAAACGTTGCTACTCAAGGCATCTTCGATCTCGATGTTGACTCCAACGGTCGTTGGTCGGTTGAGAAGTTCAAAGGACTTATCTTCCAAATCGAGCGTGATGCTAACGCAATCGCACAAAGAACTCGTAGAGGAAAGGGTAACATGATTCTCTGCTCGGCTGACGTTGCTTCGGCACTCACCATGGCAGGTGTTCTTGATTACACCCCAGCACTCAATGCTAACCTTAACGTTGATGACACCGGAAATACCTTCGCTGGTATTCTTCAAGGCAAGTATCGTGTTTATATCGATCCTTATGCAGCTAACGTTGCCTCCAATCAATACTATGTTGTTGGTTATAAGGGATCTTCACCTTATGATGCAGGACTCTTCTATTGTCCTTATATCCCTCTCCAAATGGTTCGTGCCGTTGGTGAGAACACTTTCCAGCCAAAAATCGGCTTCAAGACCCGCTATGGTATTGTTGCTAACCCATTTGCTGAGGGTGATGCAGTTAACCAAGGCTTGGGTCGCCTTAACGTCAATAGCAACCGCTACTATCGCCGTGTTCGCGTTGACAATTTAATGTGAACCATTGGTTCATATTTTCTTCAGACCTCCCGCAAGGGGGGTCTTTTTTTTTATCTAAATACAAATAAAACATCATGGCAACAGCATTTGATAATCAAATTCAGAATAGAAATTTTTTATCTCCAGTAGGATTTAAATTTACATTAGCAAAAACACCAAAGGCAGCATTTTTTTGTAATTCCGCAAGAATACCGGATATCAATTTAGGAGCAGCAACTCAACCATCATATCTTAGAGATATTCCTGTTCCTGGAGATAAAATTGAATTTGGCGACTTTAATTTAAGATTTCTAATTGATGAAAATATGGAAAATTATATGGCAATTCATAATTGGATTTATGGACTTGGCTATCCAAATTCTACATCAGAATACAAATCTTTAATTTCAAATTCTTCAGGAATAGAAGATCCTAAACAAGCATTTAGTGATGGATCCCTACATATTTTAAATAGTAACTTTAATGATGTTGCTATTGTAAATTTTAAAGACTTATGGCCTATGACATTATCTTCTTTGGAATTTGATGCTTCAATTCGAGATACAAACTATTTTACGGCAGATGTATCTTTCAAGTATACTGTATATAATATTGTTTCACCTACTACAAATCAACCATTATGAATCTTGATCAAATTCAGGAGATGTGGCAGAGAGATTCTGTCATTGATCCAGATAATCTACATGATGAATCACTAAAAATTCCCCAACTTCACTCCAAATATTATACCCTATATAATACGATGAGCCTTCTTCGTGAAAAGGCAAGAGATACTTATAATCAAGTTCGTTTAGAACGCTATAACTATTATACAGGAAAAGCAGATCCTAAAGTTTATGAAGAAGAACCTTTTCCTTATAAAGTAAGAGAAAAAGATGCTATCGATCGTTATATGTCTGCTGATGAAAAATTATCTAAGATTGATACAAAAATTAAATATTATGATACTATATTAAAATTTTTAGAAGAAATTATTAAAACTGTTTCGAACAGAACTTATCAAATCAAAAACGCAATTGAGTTTATGAAATTTACTGCTGGGTATTGAGGTTCTTAATATTATAAATATTTTGGGATGGAAATATGTTTATGGCATTCATATACAAAATAACTAACAATATAAATGGAAAATTTTATATTGGATTTACTAGTCAAAAAAATCCTAAATGGAGATTTAATCAACATTTATCAACTGCTAGATCTAAAAAGAAAAATAATCAACCGATTATTAGAGCAATAAGAAAATATGGTGAAAGAAATTTTTCATTTGATATTTTATTGGAAGGAGATAAAGATTTTCTATTGAAAAAAGAAGAACCCAGATTAATAGAAGAACTAAAACCAGAATATAACGCAACTTTTGGTGGAGAAGGAGTATTGGGATATAAGCATACACAACAATCAAAGGATATATGCCGACTCTCAAGATTAGATAAAAAAGAATGTGAGTTTCATAAAGAATGGAGAACAAAAAAAATAAAAGATGGGTGGGATAATCAATCCAATGAAAAGAAAATAGAGATAGCATCAAATGCATTAAATTGTAATACACAAAGAATTGAAATAGAAGTTGAGGGTATAAAGTTTAAAAGTATTAATGAAGCAGCACGATGGGCAATAGATAAATACTCTATAGGAAGGAACACTGCGATAAGATATATTAAAGAATGTCGTTCATTTTCCAATAAAAAACAATTGAATTATAGTTATAATGGAACCTACAAAGCAACAAAGTATCTCTAACGGGCACATTATTATAGGAAAAAAGAACGAAGTTTATCTTTTTCTAACTTGCAGTGAAGAGCATATTAGATATGAATTAAAAGATGCTTTTAAATTTGAAGTTCCAAATGCTAAATTTATGCCACAATACCGTAGTAAGTATTGGAGTGGAGAAATTCACTTATTTGATATTAGAGATAATACGATATATGTTGGATTATTAGATAAACTTATAAAATTTTGCGAGAATCAAAAATATACCTACGAATTTACGGATAATAAGTTTTATGGACTTCCTTTTGAGGTAAATGAACATATCTCAAAAGAAGGTGTAAAGGATTATATAACTTCAATTAGTCGTCATGCTCCAAGAGATTATCAAATTGAAGGAGTTTATGATGCTCTAAGGCACAATCGTAAGTTATTGATTTCACCAACTGCTTCTGGTAAATCTTTGATGATTTATTCAATTGTAAGATATTATGCTGAAAGAAATCAAAACATTCTCTTAATTGTTCCAACCACAAGTTTGGTTGAGCAAATGTATAAGGATTTTGAAGATTATGGATGGGACGCAAAATCATATTGCCACAAGATATACGCAGGAAAGGAAAGAGAGACAAATGCCCAGGTGATTATAACAACTTGGCAGTCAATTTACAAGATGCCAAAGCAATACTTTGAAAGATATAATGTTGTAATTGGTGATGAGGCTCATCAATTTAAATCTAAATCATTAGTTTCAATTATGACTAAACTTCATGATGCCAAGTATAGATTTGGATTTACTGGAACATTAGACGGAACACAAACTCATAAATGGGTATTGGAAGGTTTATTTGGAACTTCATATAAAATCATCAAAACAGATGAGCTGATGCAAAAAGGGCATTTGGCAAAGTTGGATATTAAAATATTACTATTGAAACATCCTCCTCATAAATTTGAAGCTTTTGAAGAAGAAGTTCAGTATTTAATTACTCACGAACAAAGAAATAAATTTATTAAAAATCTTACCTTAGATCTAAAAGGCAACACATTAGTTCTTTTTACGAGAGTTGAATCTCATGGTAAGCCATTATATGATCTCATAAATAATAGCAAGATTGATGATCGTCATGTTTTCTTTGTTCATGGTGGCATAGAAACTGAAGAACGAGAAAAAGTTCGTGAAATTACTGAAAAGGAATCTAATGCAATTATCGTAGCATCTTATGGCACTTTTTCTACCGGTATTAATATTCGTAATCTACATAATGTTGTGTTTGCGTCACCATCAAAATCAAGAATAAGAAATCTTCAATCTATTGGTAGAGTTCTTCGTAAAGGAGAAAATAAAGTCAAAGCTACCTTATATGATATTGCCGATGATATTAGTTATAAGTCAAGAAAAAATTATACACTTAATCATTTAATAGAAAGAATCAAAATCTATAATGAAGAAAACTTTAATTACGACATCATAAATATCAAT